TGCTACTATATTTTCGCTAAAGCGTAGCCGACACTAATAAACTTCACAATTTATTACTCGAATTTTATTTCAAGGAGGATTGATCATGGCCTCTTCAGACAAACCATCAATTAGATTTAAATCTAAAATTCCAAATGGGAATTTTAATGAAGAAAGTACTAATCCCAACTTTCTAACTGCAATACACCGATTTTCTAACGGACTTAAGCGTAGTATTACCGTTAATAATACTTCCGTTATTAATAAAATCGTGGATGGTAGATTGTCCCCCCATCAGTTTCTTGAACGAAACTTTATCTCCAATTTTAAAGTATTAAAACCTATTTTTGAATCATCAAAAATCTTCCTTTCTAAGTACCAGTCAGGCAAGAAAAATCCACTTTTAAGTTCTAGAAGTAGAGGGTTTACTGGATCACCGAAGTTTTCTGTTATAGCAGAAAGAATTATAAATACACAAATTGGAAAAACTGTCTCATCATTACCAATTAAATTAGATAAGAACGAAGTTCGATCTAAAAATCTTCAAGGTATTGATAGATATACAGATCGTAACAAAAACCAGTTCTTTGGTACTCATTACGATTTAGGTACACAAATCAAAGTAGATCTTATCCTATTAGCTAAATCGGCAACAAAAACAGCTAACGATATGTTAGGAACAGATTTACCAGAACCAATTAACAAAGACTATATTATTGAAGACATTTTATCAAAGTCTACATCTTCTGGTTTTCCATATTTCGAAAAGAAAAACGAACTTGATAAGCAGGAAATTCATGAATTAGTAGATTTATTAATTACTGATTTTTCACCACGTATTTTACTTCAACTCGGAACATCACTAGGTATCAGACACCAAGTTGGTAGAGATGGAAATTCAATTTACTATGAATGTAAAGTACGAATCATTTTTGTTGTTGATTTGTTCTTTCTCATTTTGCAAGCTCTAATCTTTGGTCCAGTTTTAAAAAGATTTCAGTCACGTGTTATTTACCATCCGAGCTCAGCCGCTGGTATGAATGAACACCAATTGCAAGTAATTGTACATAACTTAAGAATGAAAGCCTTAGATTACAATTGCGACCTTATTAATATTGATATGTCAAAATTTGACACCAGTATTAAACCATATTTAAAATTGAGTTTCTATATTTGCATGTACCCTTACTGCTTAACTCAATTCCCTATTTTTGGAAGTCTACTCAACTTTAACCTTATTTATTGGACTGTTGCCATTTTAAGTACTTACCAAACTATATATTACGAAGGAGAATCCTATGTAACAAATGGAAGCACATTATCTGGTGAATATATCACTAGTTTTTCAAATACGTTTTACCATATCTTAGTGTTAAATTATTATTCATTATACTACAATGTTTCAATTGATACTTCATCCTTTACTCCTGATGTCTGTGTATTAGGCGATGATGGCCTTTATTTAGGTAGAAATATTGATATTGATAAATTTGAGAGTATTGTTAATGATCTTGGATTAACAGTTGGAGATGACTGGGATTATTTCCATCCACTTTCTAATGAGGTTTACTTTTTAGGTCGATATTATGACCAGTATTCACGACCATATCAGAACAAGTTTTGGTTCGAAGCACATTCTACATACGCCGGTGGGTTTAACCCAAATTTTAGAATGTCTGATTACATTACCATTAGAAACTGTACTTTTGCGCTAGGATTAAGCAACTCAAAATTCGCGATTAGCTGTTTAGGTAAATATGACCGTAAGCTTGGTGAAATTCTTGAACAATACAAGAATAGTAACATATCCACAAGGGATAGCATAGTTACACAAGTCTTAGATTATTACGGAAACGTATTTTGTATTAAGTTACATGATCTTATTAATTATGGAGAGACTTTTCCAAAATATGAACATAGATATGTAG